ACCCTTGTGAACATCAAGAATTTCTGTGGGTGTTAAGAATCCACCATATGTGTTTTCTAAAATCTGCTTAATCTGCTTAGTAGAGAAGTCAACATTTGATTTTACTTGCCCAGTTGAACCGTAAGCACCGTAACTTGCTGTATGGATAAGCGAATGAGCAGATTCTGTAACCATTACATCGTTACAATTCAAAGCAATGATTGATGCAGCAGAATGACATTTTCCAGTGATAATTGCTCTGACATTAGCATTAGTTGCTTTACATGCTTCAATGATAGATAATGCACCATCTAAATCTCCCCCAGAAGAATTAATAATAAAAATAAATTGATCGAACTCTTCTGCCAAATATAAAAGATGAATTAATTCTCTGTACGTAGAAGGAGATCCAATATCCTCATCAAAAAACACAGTATGAACCGAAACTGGTTGCTTGTGTGTTTTGATCATAGAAGAAAAGTTTTCTTGCTGAATCAGTTCAATTGTTTGCTCGGTTTCATTTGTTCTATTTTTTTTCATCTTTAGCCTTGTCTGTTAATTTTATTAGTTCTTTGCCCCACTTAGTTAGTGGTTCTTTGAAAACTTCTATGTTAGCTCCACCTTCGACTACCATCAAGATAACAAGTTCTGAAATCTTTACTCCATATCTTTCCCAAACCATAATAGCATAAGCAGCACACTGTAAAAAATAAGAATTAATTTGTTCTCTGTATTTTAACTTTGATGAAGTCTTGAAGTCAATAATACAAAGTTTACCATCATATTCGGCAATACAATCTACAGTACCCGCTAATCCAAGTTTTTTGGAATACATTTGATGTTCTAAAACAAAAACTTTATCTACATGTTCCTCAAGATGTTTTTTCATAGTAAGAAAATCTTGTTTATAAAACATTGATATGTCTTTCCATTCCCTATTTAGGAGAAGATTCTCACATGCCAGATGGATTGCAGTCCCTCTCGTGCCTGCAGCCTTAAGTACTTTGTCTGACTCTACTTTACCTACAGCTTCTTGCCATTTCTTAATATCTTCCTTTCCAGAAGAGAATTGACCCACAAAAGAAGTAACCGATCTGTACTTATTTCCTTCTGGATCAATGTAGTATCTTATGTGCCCAGAATCATCTCTGAAAAGCTCAAAATTCTGGGGTTTCACATCTGCATAACGAATAAAGTTTTTCATGTAATTAGTCCGAAAATGTTAACATTTTCCAAATATCTTCTAATGGACCACCTCTCCCAGAAGGAAAAATCCTGCATTCCATCAGATCTTTTTTTACCGTAATTTCTCCATATTTGTGTGCTTCTGGTGAACTAGAAGTATGTTTGTATTCGGTTGGTGCCGAAACATTATAGCCGTGTTTCCTTGCTAAAGCTTTAGCAATTTTTCTATAGTGATCAAACATTCCGTTTTCTTTGCGCCCGACTATTCTAACTGAGTGTCCTTGATCTAATAAACCTTTAGCATGATGTAACATAGTTGCAACAAATTTTGGGTTTGGCTTGTCAGAATGAATCATTTCTCCTGAAATTTCACCTACTGCATGATGAATTTCATATGCTCCATTTCTTTTGAAAGAAGTAAGATGACCATACTTTTCTGGGTTTCCACCTAATTCATAAGTTCTATGATCAGTAACACCTTGTGCTTTCATTGCTTCATGATCTAATTCCGGGAAAATTTCTTTCTTTTCATGAGGAGCATCAAAAGATTCTAATAGTGCTGAAGCTTCATTTATTTTTTCTAAATAAGTTTTAAAATTTGTCACAATTAGAGACCCAAACGTTCACAAGCAAGAATCCAGCTCTTAACGAAGCTGCTTCTTACTATATCATCCGTTGTGAATTGGAATGATCTAAATTCTGGCATAAGTCGAGTTACACCAAGAAAATCTCTGAACCCAGAAACGTCATTTTTAGATTTGATCAAGTCATCCTGTTTACCATCACCGCAACAGATAAGAATTGTGTTATCACCGACACGCGAAACAACAGTAGAAAGCTCATGCCAATTCAAATCTTGAATTTCATCAACTAATACAATACAGTCCCGGAATGTAGTACCACGAAGAAACGAAGATGATATAAACTCAATCTTACCAGTTTCTTTTAACTTTTCGTATGCGGATTTATTATTTGTAAGTTCCGAACAAATCTGAACATATGGCATTTCATATACAGCCATCTTTTCATCTAGATCACCAGGTAAAAATCCCATGTCTCTAGTCGGAACAGATGATCTAATGATTATTAATTTTTTGTACTTTGCTTCTTGTTGCAGAATTTCAAGTAATGCGAAGTATACGGCCATAAAACTTTTGCCAGTTCCTACTGTCCCATGAAGAATATATCCATCCGCATCTGCATTCTCCCATGCTTCAAAGAAATGTTTCTGTGTTTCTGTAAGGGGGGATAATTTCTTTATATCGCTTATTTTGACCATCTTTCCTGCATTTGGAGTTACCTTAGCGGTCATTTCATTGATGAGTTCTTTTTCTAGTTGTTTTTGTTGTCTTGCCAATCTTTTAGCTGTACGCTCAGATTGAGTTGAAGGTGTTGATTTTCTTGGTGTTGCAGGAGCACGTGCCATTAGTAATTTCCCTTAGAGTTATTTTAGAATTGAGAATACAAAATACGATTTGGTCCTTCCTTACCGATTTAATGCTTTCATTACATGAAGCTAGAAGTTTTATCTAGATGGGATCCTGGCGCAGCTTTATGGATTTTTTTGAGTACTTCTTTAAACCCATCGGGCACTTTAGACCCATAGCTGCCGCTAACGACTGTAGAATAGCCGATAAGCGGTGAAGAAAGCAACCTTGTTAGTTTACCAACAGAACTACAGTTTACGCAGGCATCAGCTTCTACGGCATCTCGTTCATCAATCTTTTTAGTTAGTTCTGAAACTTGCTTACACTCAGAACATACATAGTCATAAATTGCCATTTGGAACTCTTTTCTTTTCAGCTGATACTATTAAATCATAAACTGTGTTTGGTATTAAAATTAAAACTACAATAGATCCAAACAAATGTGCTAATACAGCAATTGGTATTAATAATATAGTTTTTGCTATGATTTTGAATTGCATCTTAAACTAAAGTAAGTTTAGATGAGGGTGTAATGATCTTTTTAAAGCGTTCATTATAATGATTTAGCAAATCTTCGGTGGGGAACGCGATCGACGTTACTCCAGAAGGTACTGCAAAGCCAGCTTCTTTGTCTGCATATGGCATAAATTCCATCATACCCATTCGACCTTGACCCCGTTCATCGACGTCCGTTACTAACTGTAGAATATCTCGGCAAAAATATGAACCTGCATTTTCGGTCACAGTGGCCAAAATTTCGGTGCCATCAATTAATTTTAAAATTACAACTTGTTGTTTCATGTTATTTCTCACTTTCATTATAGAGGATTTTATCTACTAGCTTTATGTCCTCACATTTTTTACATTTCAGACCGAAACAAAGAAAACCGTCTTCCTTCCAGGTGACGACATCAACTTTATTTTGTCTGAATATGTGTAAAATTTTGTGGATCAGTTTTTTCATACTAAAAAGGGAACAGAAGTCAATCCGTTCCCTTAGAGTTTCGATTGACAAAACTATTTATGCTTACATGTAAGCACGAGGTCCAGCAACCAAGAACGCCATGGCAATCATCCGGGCGCTTGGGGTACCAAACCTATACGTTGTGCCGTTGCCGGTACTTTTTGTATAGATACAGTTGCCTTTGCGCCGGAGCCGAGACACTACTTTTGAAGGTGAAGCAATACCAAGAGTACGAAGTTTAGCTGGTGTCACACTTAAGCCATTAGACAAGAGCTTAAGAATCATGTTTTCTTGTGTCATTTTAAATTCCTTTTATTAATTACGAAGATTAGTCATCAATTAGTGACTGGAAAAATTTTGAATCATCTTCATCATCTGCGACAACCGCTGGAGGTTTTGCTTTAGTTTCTGTCTTCATTGGAGGTGCTTTAACTGGAACTTCGGCAGCAATTTTAGTTAATTCATCAAGTTCTTTATCATAATCACCGGCCGAATTATTTTTTGGAGCATCTGATCCAGTAACCCAAAGAAATTTACTCTTTAGTTCTTCTGGGGTCTTAAATTTATCTGGAGTAACTTCATCTTCCAAACAATAACACTGTGACAGCACTTCATCAATGCGTTTCTTTCCACCAGCAATTGGCTTCTTGCTTGAGAACTTAGAAGTATCATAGTTTGGAAACCCAGCAACGATAGTCATCCGAAGCAAGAAATCTGCACCTTCTTCTGGGTCAAACACATTAATTGGTTCTTCTCCAAGATCTTCGTCTGGCTTTGCAGCAGACACAATCTTATCAAAGATTTTCTTACCGTATTTGAATTTGAAGACTTTTCCTTCATTCTCTGGGTTCTCTTGATCTTTAATGACCAAAATATTCGAGATATAGTTTAGCTTACGGCTGCGCGATGAAGCAATCTTCTTGTTTGCTTCCAGACCAGAATTCCAAAGTTCACGATTCACGTCTGCAATGTAGTCTTGTTGACCCAAAGTAGAAAGCGAATTCTCAATATACCAGCGTTGTGTGCTAGGATCCTTGAACGAGTGAGTATACAAACGTACAAAAGGAATATCTGTGATTTCTTTGTTTGGTAGGAATCGGATGACAGCGGAACCATTTCCTGCCTTATCCTTGGTCAATCTCCAATAGGTTTCGGAGCCTTCATCATAATTTTTCTTTTTTGCGGTAACACTATCAATTTGTGACAAAAGGGATTCAAAGTTCATTGTAGACATTTTTAAGTTTCTTTCTTGGTAATTGGTGGTTTGGTATTGTCAGACCACACGTAACTGACAACTTATTTAATCAAGTAAG